GCTGCTCTTACTGGAGAGGATCAAAGCATTCAACTAGTGTTGTCAGAAGCGAGGTTACAAGATCCAAAGAACCGTCAGAACTCAATCGATATCTCAGAATCAGATCTTGAAACATCTGAAAGGATCCTACTCAGGTCTTGGTGGGAAGATGCTCAAAAGGATGTGGCTGACTACGCTGAATTCACCTACCAAAAAGCCCTCAATAAAGGATTGGCCAAAGAGACGGCCAGAAAGATCCTTCCCGAAGGACTGACCACGACAACTATGTTCGTCAATGGTTCTATCCGCAGTTGGATTCACTACGCAGATCTCCGTAAAGGAAACGGAACTCAGAAAGAACACATGATGATAGCCAAGGCAGTAGCACAAGCTCTCACAAAGATATTCCCAATGATGGAGGAACTATGAGCAATAGATATACAGTATTCACAGCATTAAAATGCCAGTGGTGTGTAAAGGTAATCAAGTTCCTAGCCACCAACGGGTATGAGTTTGACGTAGTTTCTATAAAAGGTAACCCAGAAGCGCTAGAACTGCTCTCTAAGAAAGGACTGAGCACGGTCCCACAAGTATTCCTGAACAAAGAACTGATCGGTGGATACGAAGACACAGTAAAACACTTCAAAAATAAACAAAAACAAGAACCCAAAACAGAGGCATAAAGAAAGAATGGACGACTATCAACAATTCATTGCCATCAGCAGATACGCACGATGGATAGAAGAAGAAAACAGGAGAGAAGACTGGCGGCGAACCGTAAAGCGATACAGGGAGAATGTAGTGATTCCTCGACTTGGGCATCTGGTAGATCCTAAGATCATCGAAGAGGTCGAGATGTATATCTACACACTACAGACTATGCCATCTATGCGAGCTATGATGACCGCTGGACCTGCTCTACTCAGGGATAATACATGTGCATTCAATTGTGCATACATATCTTGCGACAGCACACGTTCATTCGACGAAGCAATGTTCATACTACTCTGTGGTACTGGTGTAGGATTCACAGTAGAAAGACAAGACATTACAAAGCTACCGACAGTCCCAGAACATATCAACCAGACAGGAAGCCTGATCCAAGTAGAAGACTCTAAAGAAGGATGGTCAGACGCCCTGAGAAGTCTTATTGATTGCCTCTATGTAGGTACCATCCCAATGTGGGACGTATCCAAAGTACGACCAGCAGGAGCAAGACTAAAGACATTCGGTGGCAGGGCATCAGGCCCAGCGCCACTAGTAGAGCTATTCAACTTTGTGATACACACCTTTAAAGAAGCTGCAGGACGTAAGCTGAACTCACTAGAATGCCATGACATGATGTGTAAGATCGGTGAAGTAGTTGTAGTAGGTGGTGTAAGACGATCAGCCATGATCTCACTCAGCAACCTATCAGATGGTCGTATGCGTGAAGCCAAGTCAGGTGCTTGGTATGTGAACAACAAGCAAAGAGCATTAGCTAACAACAGTACATGCTACACAGAAAAACCCGACATGGAATCTTTCATTGCAGAATGGCAAGCACTCGTTGCATCCAAATCTGGAGAGAGAGGCATCTTTAACCGCCAAGCTGCTGTAAAACAAGTGGAAAAGTATGGAAAAAGAAAATCAAAATACGTTGCAGAAGACGTGCAATGCATCCCATTCGGAACAAATCCCTGCTCCGAGATTATACTACGACCTTATCAATTCTGCAACCTCTCTGAAGTCGTTGCACGACACGAAGACACCTTCTCAACACTCAAGAAGAAAGTTGAGATCGCTGCAATCTTGGGCACTGTCCAAGCTTCGCTCACTGACTTTCCTTACCTTCGTGACATTTGGAGAGAGAATACACAAGAAGAATCCCTGCTTGGAGTCTCCATCACTGGTATCATGGACAGTCCGTACCTTCGCAGCGCCACTGCTACCGACCTTGACCTCTTGCGACTACACGCAGAGAAGGTTAATAAGCAGTATGAAGAGCTACTCGGAATTCCAGCAGCAGCCGCAATTACCTGCGTTAAACCTTCCGGGACGGTTTCTCAACTCACGGATTCCTCGTCAGGTATCCACCGGAGACATTCGCCGTACTATATCCGAACTGTCAGAGGTGATAACAAAGATCCACTCACAGCGTTCATGAAGTACAGCGGGGTTCCATCGGAGCCTTGTGTAATGAAACCAGACCAGACTACTGTATTCTCCTTCCCTATCATAGCACCGAAGGATGCAGTATTCAGGAACGATATGACTGCCATTGAACAACTAGAGTTCTGGACACACTACCAAAGAAATTGGTGTGAACACAAACCTTCTGTTACTATTGATGTTAAATCACATGAATGGATGGAGGTAGGTGCCTATGTCTACAAGAACTTCGATGAGATGTCAGGTGTATCTTTCCTACCGACAGACGACAACACCTACGAACAAGCTCCTTATCAGGAGATAACAGAAGAACAGTATAACGAAGCTAGAGCTAAGATGCCTCACTCAATCAATTGGGGCGAACTGTCTCAGTTTGAGTTTGAGGACAACACTTCTGGTTCACAGACACTGGCATGTTCTGCTGGTGCTTGTGAGATCGTTGACATTAACTAGAGAGTGAAGGGCTGGCCTACGGGCTGGCCCATCCAACAATATGACATTAAAACTAAATGGATTTGTGCACTACGCGTGTACAACCTGTGGGAAAGTATACAGTCGTCTCCGTCTATCAGACGTTGAGGATGAATGTGATACATGCCCACCTTGCTCCAATAGAAAGGAAAGCAAGTGGAATCAGAAGACAAAGTAGGGACGCACATAATCGTATCTATGATATTTGCGGCCTATATGTTCATCATGGTATTTGAACCACACAAACTACTAGTGGAGGTATTCAGAAAAGATGAAGATTAATAACCTAGTATGGGATATAGAAGGCAATGGCTTACTAGACACCCTAACAGATGTATGGATGCTATGTGCCACTGACCACGACACAGAGACAGAATTTGCATTCTCCGACTACGATAAGTCCTTACCAGATATGGACTATGGGTTGGAGCTACTCTACCAGACAAAGAACCACATAGGACACAACCTGTTCGGTTATGACTTCCTAGCACTAAAGAAGATCTACGGATTTGAGTTAGACCCTAATGCTAAGGTAACCGACACATGGCTATTGTCCTTATTGAATTGCTACAAGAGATCACACCTTCACGGATTGAAAGGCTGGGGAGAACACCTCGGTATCAAGAAGGGTGATTATGATGATTGGTCACATTACAACAGAGAGATGCTTAGCTACTGTAAGCAGGACGTACGAGTAAACCGTAAGGTGTACGACAAGGTCCACGCAGAAGCTCTAGCACTCATCAAAAGAAACCCTCTCTACTCTAAGCGTATCGAGCTTGAGATGTATATCGGTAGAGCGAATATGGATATGCAGAAGGGATGGGTATACGACAAAGAACTAGCAGATAAGACAATCGCTGACATCGACAAGAAGATGAAGAAGGTCGAGAGAATGATTGAGCCAAAGCTAGGAACAAAAAGAGTATGGATCGACAAGGCTCCTAAGACACCCAAGTACACTGCAAAAGGGCTGTATAACGCTACCACTGCCCGGCTGCTGACAGAGTACCTTGGAGTAAAGATCGAGACCAAGGACGCCCTACTACCTAACCCACCCATCAAACCTAACGAACACTTCCAAAGATTCAGGACCGAGAAGGTCACTATGGGTCAAATGGCAGACGTAAAAGAATACCTGATGGATCAAGAAGGTTGGGTTCCTGATGAATGGAATAGAAGTAAGGCATCGGGCTACTGGAGGAATGTATCTCCGAAGCTCGAGGGACCTGCTCTAGAGGCATTAGGAGAAGTTGGTAAGGGTGTATCAGAATACTACATGCTACGCCACAGGAAGAGCTTCCTAGAAGGCTTCAACACACTTGCAGAGAAGCGAGGGGACGGTCGTATCAATGGTGGTATGTGGACTATCGGAACACCAACATTCCGAGTAAGACATACTGGTATTGTTAACCTACCTAGCAATGACGATAAGGTAGCTTATGGTAAAGAGATCCGATCAACTCTGACAGTAGAAGAAGACCGTGTAGTGGTAGGCTGTGACTCAGCAGGTAACCAGCTACGAGGAGCTTGTCATGTCATGGGTAACGACGAATACACAGAGATCGTTATCAACAAAGACATGCACCAGTACAACGCCGACATGGTAGGATGTACTCGAAAGATGGCTAAGGTATTCATCTACCGTATCCTATTTGGATCTAAAGCATTTGGCCTAGCCAAAGAGTTCCAGATACCAGAGAAGGATGCTCAGGAGATGATCGACAACTTCTGTGAGAAGCTACCAGAGTTCCAAGAAACCAATGAACGTCTTGAACAAGAGTGGAATGAGAACAATGGATTTATCTTTGGTATCATGGGTAACATCCTGTTCGTAGATGAACCACGGAAAGCACTCAACTCATTGCTACAAGACATTGAGAAAGCCTCATGTGTATCAGCTATGTACTACGCAGATAAGAAAATGAGAGAAGAAGGCATTGATGCTTATCCTCTTATCTTCTACCATGACGAAGATGCATTCGCTGTAAAGGAAGACCAAGCTAAACGTGCAGGTGAGATCCTGAAAGAAGGTTTCAAAGAAGGCCCTAAGATGATGGGCATAACAATAATGGATGGTGGCGATCCATGTATAGGAAGGACTTACGCAGATGTTCACTAGTAGTAGAACAGAAAAAAGCAAGTATGAGTACGTGGTAGTACACGTAGATTCAGAACGGTCAGTAGAGTACACTGCAGTAGATGACATCGAATTGATGAGTAACTCGACACTGATCTTAACACACCCAGAGGGTGCTAGGACAATCTTCAAAGACTACCAATACGCTGAATACAAGCAACGTAATTTGAACTAAAGGAAATCATGGACGATAGACACGTATTTATAGACGCAGACTCATTACTGTACAGGGCAACCTACGGTAAGGTCAGTGACAAAACAATGCGGGATCGATACAGGGAGCGTCTGGATTACATCAGAGTTCAGACGTTCTCGGACAAAGATTTCGTAGCTATCAAGGGTATCGGTAACTTCCGATTTGATATCGACCCAGACTATAAGGGTAACAGGCCAGCCCCTGAGCCAGAACAAAAGAGACGACTGAACATGCTAGCAGAGTACGCTCTGGAACTAGGTGCAATCAGTTGTCATGGATGGGAAGCTGACGATCAGGTGATTGCTTGGGCTTATGAAGCTCAACAAGAAGGCATCCCATGGATCATAGCAGGTATCGATAAAGACCTACTACAGTTCCCCGGCACTCACTTCAACTATGGTGGCACTAAAGATAAGCCACTGAGTGAAGAGAAGAAGTGGAAGTTTATAGACCAGAAAGAAGGAGACTACAGATTTGCCTGTCAACTTCTGACTGGTGACACTACTGATAATATCTTTGGTATCAGAGGCATCGGTCCTGTGAAAGCAAAGAAAGAGCTACTAGGACTTAGTAAGAAACGGATGATGGAAAGAGTCATCGAGTTGTACAAGCCTGAGTATGGTACACTATGGAGTGACAAATTGTATAAGAACTGCAACCTGATTTATATGCGACGGTGGCTTGATGACACCTTCCAATACACGACTTGGCTGAAAGATGAGCCAGTTTGATAATGGACACTGGTCTTTCGAAAGAGAGATGAGTCCTAAGACACATCAGGGATTTGTATACCTCATCCTTAATAAAGAAACTCAGAGAGCATACATAGGAAAGAAGAAGTACTTCTCATTAACTACTCTACCACCACTTAAAGGGTATAAGAGGAAGCGAAAGAAGTTCACAGAGATGAAGTGGAGGGACTATACTGGTTCTTCTGCTGACCTCAACGAAGACATCTCTAAGACTGGAAAGGATAAGTTTGAGTTCATCGTTCTATGTGAATGTGAAACACAAGCTGAACTGACCTACACAGAGACAAAACTTCAGTTTGATATGGATGTACTCACAGAAGTGCTACCAGATGGGAATAGGAAGTATTACAACAAGGCGATAGGAGCAATCAAGTTCCTACCACCGAAGGTCGTAGCCCAGAGTACAAGGGATAAGCTCAGAGAGAGAGCCTACAATCTCCCACGGTTGCCATGTGCACACTGTGGATTTGAATGTGATATAGCTAATCTCGCCCGTTGGCATAATGATAATTGCCGAGACAATAAAAATAATGGACAACCCGACAATAAAGAACCCGCAGCTACTGAGGGGGAGACATGAGTGTGAAACTTGTGGCTCCTCAGATAGCATGGGGTACTATGACGATCACTACACCTGCTATGGAGCCTGTAACAAGACATGGTTCTATGGCGACACACCGGGCGGCTTCAAGAGCCGTGAGATAGAAGAAGTAGACTTCGAAGAAATCATTGAGAAGCTAGAACAGATCCAGACACTGCCGATACGTGGATCAAAGCCGAGAGGCATCTACAACTACATCTATGAGTTCTATGGTGTTCATTCAAGAATAAAAGAGGATGGTACACCGGGTGCAAGATACTACCCTTGGTATCGTAACGGGAAGCTGAATGCTTACAAAGAAAAGCATGATGGTTCTGAGGACCAGAATAAAGCATTCTACATGAAGGGTGACACCCAGATCATGAATAGAAAAGACTGCCAGCTATTCGGACAGAACTTGTTCGAGGCTGGTGGTAGAATGCTGGTAATCACTGAGGGAGAAGATGACTGTTGTGCAGTACAGCAAGCATACCACCTAAAGTATGGGGGTAAGCGATTCCCTGTAGTATCCCTGTTCAATGTGAACGTAGATCAAATCTTCATGAACAACCTCGATTGGATCATGTCCTTCGAGAAAGTAATCCTGTGGCCTGACCGTGATAAGACAGGCGCAGGGTTGGACTCTATGGAGCGGTATGCTAAGGCTATCGGACCCAAGGCTGTCATCGTAGGATGTACTAAGTACAAAGATGCAAATGACGCCCTACGAGCAGAGAAGCCTGAGTACATAATCAATCAGATCTTCAATGCACAACCGTTCATGCCAGCTGGATCTGTGAAGGGAGAAGAACTCTGGAACAGATTCAAGGACCGGAAGGACAAGATATGCCTACCATACCCAGACTGCCAATAAGGACTGAACACACTCCTAAAGGGTATGAGGTTGAATGAGATTGTTCTATTCACCTCTGGTACTGGTTCTGGTAAGTCAACTGTTACAAAAGAGATCATGCTACACATCATCGCTCAACCAGATACTAAACTAGGTATCGTAAGCCTTGAAGAAGATGTAGGTGAGACTGTAGAGAAGTTCATTGAGATGGCTATGCTCACGAACTTCCAAGAGGATGAAGTAAGTAAGAATGATGAAGTACGACAACGTGAAGCCTATGAAACTCTATTCGCATCTGAGAGAGTCATTGTGCTCGATCACCAAGGATCTGTTGGAGATGAAAGTCTCATTAACAAACTCCGCGCACTATCTGCAATGGGTTGTACTCACATTATACTTGACCACATTACTATCGCTGTCTCCGAAGGCAACGAGGGATTTACTGGGAATGAAGCAGTAGACAAAATGATGAGTGACCTACTCAAGTTAGTCAAGCAGTTCCCTGTGTGGCTAGGTGTCATCTCACACCTGAGAAAGACTGGTGCTGGCGGCAAGAGCTTCGAAGAAGGTCACATGGCATCACTAGACGACATCAAAGGATCAGGATCTATCAAGCAGGTATCATTCGATATCGTTGCATTTGCTAGGAACATGATCGCAGAGGATGAACGTAGTAAGAACACTATCAGATTCCGAGTATTGAAAGCTCGATTCACTGGTAATACTGGTGAAGCTGGTTCTTCATTCTTCAACAAGACAACAAGAAGGTTAGAAGCTATATCTGCTACAGCCGTAGCAAGTGTAGAGAGTCTATTCAAAGCAGCAGATGCTGTATCAATCGACAAGATGAAAGAAAGGATGGGTCTATGAGTAACATATGGATCATAAGCGATACACACCTTAATCATTCAAACATGCTAAACTTCATGGATGAGAAGGGTGATAAGGTAAGAGCCTTCGACAATGTCCAAGAGATGAATGAGACAATCATTCAGAACTGGAACGCTGTGGTCCGACCGGGAGATAAAGTCTACCATCTTGGAGATGTATTCTTTGGAGACAAGGAGTGGTTCAAGAAGACATGGCCACGCCTCATGGGATCTAAGAGACTTGTTGTGGGTAACCATGATGATGTTAGATTCATGGCCTGTGGTGGGTTCTTCCAGAAGGTAATGATGTGGAGGCTCTTCAAGGAACACAACATGCTGCTGACACATGTACCAGTGCATGAGGATTCTATCCGCAAGGTAGAGTTCAATGTGCATGGACATATACACGAGAAGCTTAGTCCGACTAAACGTCATGTGAATGTGTGTGTAGAGAAGACAGGATACACACCACTACACATAGAGGAAGTGCTGAAATGATCACAGACGCAATCAGAGATAAGCTTGTGGTTGCTAACATAGTAGCCAGAGTAGATGAGAACACGTTTGTGGCATGGTTCAAAGATGGATTCGGTACATGGACTTTCGGAAAAGGAAGAAAGCAGTACATCTATGGACTGTCCGAGAATGAGGTTAACGAACTAAGATACCCAAAGGAATAGAATGAAAGACATAAAGGACTACATTCAAAAGAAGATAGATCGTATCAGTCCTCTGTCTGGAAAGTCAGGGGGTACTGGTGCGACGATACTACGTTTCGACAAGTCAGACAATGACCTTGACGATTACATCAACTCCTCGATACAGAACATCATGGCCTGTATGCAGCGTAGCGATATCCCCGGTATGGCTAAGCTAACACAGATCTCTACAAGTATCGGTAACCGCATCCTTCTCATGATGGGAGTAGATGATGCACCGTTCGACCAGAAGGTAAGGTTAGGTGATCTATTCGTAGAAGCCTTGTACGCACTCAACTACATCAATGTGTACAGAGATCCTGCCTTCTCCGAATTCAATAAGGATGCTCCATATGTGGTACACCTTGAGACCAGATGGTCAGACATTTCTGAATACCCTCTGGTCAGAACTAAGAAGGATCTACGAGGCACTACGTTCGAACCACCTAGATTTCCAAATCGTAGAGTGCTTAAGAGAGACAAGTACACAAGAGAAGAATGGGAGATCGTCAGAGATGGACAACACATCTCCGCTGTGGATAAGCTGCAGGGGATCCCGCTCAGGATCAACATTCCAGTACTCAGAGCAGTGGAGAGCAACAAGAATCTCTTTATCACGGAAGGTAAAGTAGAGGTACCAAAAGAAGGTAACAAGAAGGCTATGGATGATGCCTACTACGCATGGCGTATGGCAAAGAACAAAGCTAAAGGTAAACCCTCTACTGATCTTGATAAGAAGAAAGACAAGTACGTCAAGGAAGCAACGATGTGGAACCTGAAACTGGTTGCACTCAAGAAGCAGTCCAAGAAGACTGCCTTCGAATACACAATGCAAAAGGCCCAACTCCTAAGAGGTGAGCCAGAATTCTATCAGACGATAGAGTTGGATTACAGAGGTAGGTTCTACTATGTCGAGTCATTCTTCAATTTCCAAGGGACAGATGCTGCACGTGGTATCATCGAATTCAAAGAAGGGAAACCAATCACTGACGAAGGTCGTAAGTGGCTGGCCATACATACAGCAGTCTCCTTCAATGAATCCTACCATGTCTCAGCTATACCTGCATGGTGTGAAACAGACTACGTCGAGTACCTAAAAGAAGAAGGTCTTGATACTATATCTGTGGACAAGATGACTCTCAACGACAGAGCCAACTGGACAGAGAACAACCTAGATAGGATTATTAGATATGTTGAAGAAGAAGAAATCGATCTATCAGCCGAGAAACCTGTTAGTTTCTATGCATGCTGTGTGGAGTGGTGCGGGTATCTTACTGATCCCACAGGATTCAACTCAAGACTCCCAATCCAGATTGATGGTTCAAACAACGGATGGCAGCACCTTGGTGCGATGTCAAAGGATTCTAAAACTGGTTCACTGGTGGGCCTCGTACCGTCTGAAATACAAAAGGATTTCTATGTATCTACTGCTAAGGAACTGATACACCTAATGCCTGAATGGTTTGCCGAGAAGCAGATGCCTATGAAGCACATCAGGAAAGGAATTAGTAAGCGTGGAAGCATGACCAGAGCGTACTCAGCAGGTCAGAAGACAATGGCTACCAACATGTATGCCGATTGCTACCAAGAGGACTTCACTGAAACCTATGGGATCAATGTGGATGACTGCAACAAGTTGTCACATAATCTTATCACTGCTATTAATAAAGTATGCCCGGGACCACTAGAGACTATGTCCTTCTTACAGAAGCTGGCAGCGTACGAGATTGGAACTTACGCGTATTTCATACACGGGAAGATTGGAAACAAGAGCCTCAAAGCTCTGAAGGCCAAGATCAAAACCCTGAAGTACAAAAGGAATAAGACAGATGAAGACCTTCAAGAACTCAACGGCCTCGTACTCTCACTGGATGACTACACATCAACCCTCATTGAAGGTAATGGTGCTAGAGACATCAGATGGACTACACCCTCTGGTTTCCACGTTATATACGAGAACTATATCCAGAGGTCGATTAAGTGCAAGGGAACGATCAATGGGGTTGGACGAATCAACCATGTCGCTTATGAGAAGACAGAAATACCAAACATGCGTGGCTTCATGAGTGGCATCAGTCCTAACTTCACACACTCTATGGACGGCTCCCACATGGCTATCATTATTGATAACTGGGATGGAGCCTTCGCAGCAGTACACGATGCATTCGCAACACACGCCTCTGACGTAGCCGAGCTTATAGATCTTACCAAAGAGTGCTTCATTGTGATGTATGATGAGGACAATTTCTATGACTATATCGAGGAAGCTATACTGAGTGACACCAAAGGACTCACCGTAGAGCAGCCAACACGAGGTGATCTAGAGATTGCCCAAGTAAGAGACTCAGACTATTTCTTCGCATAGAGAGCCTGTAGCCTCTGTAGGCTATGGTCTATCATAATTGATAGCTATAGCCGCTCAGTGGACAGCTGACGTAGTGTCAGCCCACAAAACTAGAGAGAATAAAGATGAATAACGAGAAAATGGATCATGATGATCGAATTAACTACAATGTCTCAGCCCTGAAAGGACTAGATGTAAACGACATGGACTACGTGGAAGCATTCAACATGCCTCACCGTTTGGCACACACGCCCGGTATCAACGAGTTCATGCTTGATCGTGCATACGAGGACAACGTAGCATCATTCGTAGAGAATGGTCTACGAGAGAGTGAAGCACATACTAAAGCACTCTCTATTCGTAACCTTAAGCTAGGAGAGATCAACGGTCTGTTGGCCTCTAAGGGTATGCTTAATGATTGATGAGAAGAAAGCAGAGATGACTCTGGATGCTCTTATGTTAGGAGCTTTTACTTCTGGATTAGAACAAGGGTTTACTGTTGGCAAAGGCCGTCAGCCTCGTCCAGAGGACCTGAGGGAACTGAACGCTGTCGCTAAGCGTGTCATGGCAGAAGCTGCAAAGCCTGAACGTGAACTGGCAGACGTAGCTAGTAACATCGGAAAACGAGCGAAACCTTAAATAAAAAAGACCACTACTTACGCCCTTATGGGTATAGGTAGTGGTCTCTTTTTTTTCTCATTACACTCTTATGGCAACCGACATCGACAGCCGATTCAATGCGCCCAGAATTGCAACGCGCCAAAGCCTGTTCGGATTTTCTGAGCAATAGTTTCTGCTCTCAGCGCTGCACGGTTCTTATTGGTCCTTTGTACAAGGGAGCCTAGACGAGCTTTACTGTGGGAGAATCTTGTCACTGCTTCAAAAACTGCGAGAGCTTCCATAGAATTAATTGAGCTAGGAATTTCACCTACTCTCAGATTCTTTTTACCCGCACCGTTGATAGCCTTTGTCATAAGAGTTTGCAATGCACCAGCTTGATCATTCAGGAAGTTATTGTACTCTTCCATGATGATTGCAGGTGTCTTACGGCTCTTAGGGTTGGCCTTATAATCCGTTCGACCCATAAAGTTTCCGTCAGGGTCCATAGGAAATATAGACGCAGCGAAAACCTTAGCAGCCTTACGAGTATAGATCACCTTCCCATCAGTATTTCTCTTAGCTTCTGGATCCATAATCCTACCGAGGTAAGAGAATGTTCCATCGCCTTCGAGGGAATACTCACGAGTTGGGTCAGCCTTCATTCGAGCTTCGAAGGAGTTAGACAACGTGTCCAATTCTTTCTGAGCCTCTTCAAGAAATGAGTAGTCTTTCGTCGTTAGGTCAAACCAGTTGTTGTTGACCTCCTCAGAAAGTACATCAAAGTTATGTACGTCTACCTTGTAGGCGTCATAGATCTGTAAGAAATAGGGTTCAGCAGCAGGGTGTGAAGCCTTCAACTTATCCCAAGTCTTACCAGAAGAAGAACGTAGTACCACAGCAGCGTCGTAGGACTGTGTGGGGATGACCTGAGCCTGTCCACGAGCATGACCACCCACGTCTCCGCGAGGATCTAGATCGCTAGGCTTATTGGAAGCCGAGGAAAGATACTGATCTGACACATTCAGCTTCATAGTCATGTTCTTGTTCTGATCTTGAGCCGTATTCTTGACCGAGACAGAGGTAGTCTTAGTGGTACTAGGATCAATCCTACGATCACCCATGTTAATACGATGACCTACTGGTCCTCTGATTGAAAACAGGGAATCTGTGAGAGCGTGTAGGAAACCTACGTGTCTCATGATTGATCTTGTCTTGAAGGTATCCTCACCAAAGATGTCGAAGAGCGAGTACACGACGTTGTCATGTGCTGCTGCCACGATCTCACTGGTCTTGATACCAGCGGCCTCAAGTTCACTCATGTTCTGATCTAACAACTTATCCTTAGAACGAATCTCAGGGATTAGCTTAGCGATCTCTCCCTTCATCCCAGTAATCTCCTTCCCGTATGGGAAGATCATGGAAATCTGTTTGTTGATCGTACGGTCAGCACCTAGTTTCTTAAGTACCTTGAGTAGAATACCATCTTTACCATCCTGCAACCTGTTCATAGGTATCACAGGGATCGTACCCTCGTCCAGTCTAGCGGTAATAAGCTCAGCCATACGGTCACGTACGTCGCCACCTTCAATAGCTGTCTCGGAACCATCACTTCTTAGTAGTCCTACCTTGAAGGCAAGCTTACGGATACCCAACATGATAGCTTGGTTCGCAATACCATTAGTCTTACCATCAATATAAGCATTGACGTGTGTCTTATGGGGCTTACCTGCATCCATGTTATCCCAGAAGTTCGCAAAGTCTATCAGGGCATCCATAGCCATAGGGGCGTCTTCACCCTTCTTGGTCAGGTACTCCATAAGATCAGGAGCTAGTCCCCTCTGAAAGAGTAGAAGCTGCTGGCTAGGGTCTGGGACTTGTTGTCCTTCTCTGATAGCCTCAGTGCCTTGCAAGAACATAGCCTCTGGGAATGCTGTCTCTAGATTGTCTCTAAGAGATACACCCCAGTCACGGTACTTCTGTTTGTTGTTGTTAAGATCCCTCATTCTCCCTCTAGGAAGAAAAGAATCAGCACCAAAAGAAAGAGCCATGATGTTCATGTAGTTGTCGTACAACCTACCAGCAGCAGATCTGATCACCGCAGGGTGCATCGACCTTGTAACAAACCGTACGATCTTCTTCCTCGTTGGGTTGAAGTCCGTTTGCTGAGCCATAGTACGCCCAGTCAGTGGTTGCATAGCGTAGGTAAGGTAGTTAGGCACACCCATGTTCTTTGCGATAGCCTGTATCTCTCTAGCCATAGCCTTCTTCTTGCTCTGAATAACATTCATTGCGAAGTTGTTGGCCTTGTCTTCTGGCATGTTGTGGAGAGTCATCTGCTCTTTAACGATAGTATCATAAGCAACACTGCCCATACCGAATGCGTCTCCAAAGACGTTAGTAGGGTCACCTATCTCTCCGTAGAGAGAAGGAAGTAGCAGTGCAAGTGCTATACGGGAACGACGGTTGTCAACGATGTGGTTGACACTGTTCTGGTTACTCAGAGATTCCTCTACTGTCTCCAAGGATGCATAGGCCTTGTCGTCAGATTCGAGGTTCTTACGACCTCTGATAGCGGGCTTCTCCTTCGCACTGTCACCTGTGAGTCCTGCTGGTTTAGCAGTTCTGCTTGGCTCTGTACGAGTGTCGAAGATACGCTTACGAGTATCTCTGTTAGCTTCCAGACTTCTTCTTCCTTCATCCTTTAGGACAAACCTCATGCCTTCTGCATTAGGATTACCATCAGCATCACGACCACCCTTAGTGTAGTCTACACCAAGCATGTCAGGAAAGGCACCAGCGTAGGACATAAGTCCTGTAGCGCCGAGATCCTTAGCTTCCTGATCTGTGAGAGTGTCTGCAACAGGTTGACCATTAGCTTTCTTCTCCGCAACCCACCACTTGTGGATCTGACGGCCTGTCTGAGTAGCTAGGTCAGCTGGATTGATCTTGTCAACGGCGATGGCATTGCCTCGCTCGTCTTCAGTCATACTATTTTCCATATCTTCGTCTACGTCTTTGTTCCCCATGAACGCA